TGTTCTGCCGTAATAGCGCCAGCAAATGAGATCGATGGTGTCGCCCTGAACAGCCGTTACGGTTTTGCTCATATCAAATCCACCGTACAGCGAGATTGACCTAGCAAATCGCGAATGGCCCAGCGCAAATTTCGGCGGTGATCATCCACAGTCGGTTCTAATTCTTGCCCGCGTTTCTGGCCTTCACCTGTACTGTCATAAGCACGGTATTTTTCGTTGATATCGGCAGCTACGGCACTGTGAATCGCTCGCTCATACAAAATTTGTGTATTTGACTTACCGCCAATCTGGCCAGTGGCCAAGTCATTCAGGGAGCTTGCTTTAGTTTTTAGCGTGCGTAACTGATGATTAATTTCGAGCATTGCAGCGGTAATCGAATCGGTTAAGCGCTGATTCGTCACGCTGCCATCGAATCTGACTTTTTGTCTGACGTCTTCTAGCGCGACATCTGGAAAAAATGGATCATTCGAGATGACTTCAGAAGATGTGCTTTGAGGGGCATTAAAGCTAAAACCAGTCATTGTTATATCCTAGGTGGTCGGTGGATGATGGTTCAGAACAACAACTTAAAAGTTGTGTCATCCCCATCATGCCGACCCGGTGCAGGGGGCACAGGGTTAAGAGGAAGGTGTAGGCGCTTTTTCCTCTTGTTGTTTGATCAGTAACTTTTCGGCTCGTTCAAGATCCTGCTTACAGCCAACATTGTCTTTTTTAGCGATCGCTTTTTTCATATATTCAATCGCAGGGGGAAAGTCATTTTGCGCTAAAAATAGTTTCCCAATTGCGCAGTACAATTTGGCTCGGATTGGATCATGCAGATCGAAACCTTCGGTCATTTGCTCCGCACAAAGCAGTGTGTTCAAGTCAAAAGTTTCATTTCCCTTGATTTTGGATAAGGCCGCATTGGCAATTTCTTCTGCCACAATACTTGGCGTGTCTCGGCTAAACGAATCCGGCATATCTAGGCCATGATCGAGTGCAAATTTTGCGATTTCCAAGCCTTGTTCAAACCAGCCAGCATCTAGGCACCAGAGCATGATGGTCGTAACAATTTCGTCCTCAACTTTGGTATTGGCAGCAATAACACCATTTACATAGGCCAGATATTTAGGGATCAGATTGGCTTTGGCCAACGCCTTGGATTGATCAGAGCTGATATTGGATAACAATGATTTATCGTTTTTTAGCTCAAGTAGCTGCAACTGATAAATCGAAGCATCGGTACGACTGCCACCAAACTCATCGGCTTTGGCTGCTTGTTCAGCCAAAACGCGAAGGCGATGATTACGTGCATGTCCCATAAATCACCTACAAAAGTTGAATGTTTTCGACCAAACCTACTTTTTCATAGGCTTCAATCACATAGTCTTCATTGCTAGACTGATAATCCGCAACACGGTTCTTTTCTGGTTCTTCACGGATAAAACGACGTTTAGAGCCTTCAAGATAGTAAATAGAGAGATTGTCTAAAGACGTAATCAGGCAGGCATTGTCTGGAAAGAAGGGAACACGAACCGCAGGTAAGCCACCAATCTGCTTTTGACCGACCAAGACCTGACCCGCAAGTACGTTTTGGTTGTCCTGTTCTTTGTTCAAAATGGCAAAGTTTTTGTCATTCAGTAATGAACGTCCACAGATAACCACCAGATCGGTCGCATCCTGATGCACTTCATCAATCAGATCATCGACAGCATCCTTCACCAGTGCATCAAGTGTTTTATAGTCACCATTTGCACCCACTGTAATTTTGCCTGAACCTGCCACAACCTCAGTCATGCAGCGCTCTGGACTGCGGGTGCGGATTTTGTGCAACCATCCTTCATTAACGTCTTGCAACAACGGGTTTTGAGTACGATTGGTGGTGGCTGCAATACTGGTACCATTCCAGCCAATCATGATCCGGTCTAAACCAATTGCTTTGGCACAGGCACTGGCCCACTTATCCGGAAAATCCTGAAATTTGGCCCATGTATCAATTTTGGAATAGAGCAGGGCAATATCGAAGTCAGTTTTCTGGCAATCGTAAGTATTGTCTGAAAAACCTGTCGGATCCGATGGATTACGGATTTTATCGCCTGTTGTATCGGTACGGCCTGCAATGGTACGTGTGACCGACAAACCAATGGCCTGACCTTTTGGCTCGGGCACTGGAATAACATTGATGCGGCCCAAAAACTCACTTGAAAGCTGAATCTTTTCTTCAAGTGACTGTGCGGGAGTCGGTGCAATCGAAAATTGGACGTTTGCACTTTCGACACCATTGATACGTGCAACTTCACGTACATAATGGTTAAAGAGTTTACGTGTATCGTTACGCATGATTTTGAAATTCCGTATTAGTAAACAACAGCAGTTGAAGTACCAGCGTTACCAGTACTTTCAGGGCGTTTTTGATGGTTTGGATCTGGATGAGAATGAAAGGCTTCTGAAAGCTCGTTGTACTTTTGCTCTAAAGAAGTGAACTTGGTTTTCAACTCATTAAACTCATGTTCAATGGTCGAAAAGGCGGTATTTTGCTTACCAAACGTTTCTGCAATTTGCTCAAGCACCTGCTTAACATCGCTAAAGTTTTGCTTGGCTTCTTCACCTTGCTTTTCAATTTGAGGAGTAAAAAACTCACTGAATTTTTGAATCATGCCAACAAACATATTTTTGCTGTCGTCTTCAAACTCCATTTCGGTTTCGATGGCTGTAGAAAACAAATTGGTTTTGGAGTTCTCGCCAAATTTCGCCACCATGCTTGAAAAACTGAGCTTTTCTGTACCAATCGATGCGGGTGAATCTGTTACCGCCAAACCGACCAGATAAGCAGATCCTTTGCCCTGAAAATCGGGATCAATTTCGATACTGGTAAAGATTTTCTGACGCTTCTTGTTCATCTCGACCAGATCCGGAGTAGCATCGAGCTGGGCAAAAAGAGCCAGTTTCTTGGAGCCGTTAAACTCGATTTCTTCTGACTTTACGGCCATTACATCGCCATAAGCTCGAAATGAAGAATCCGGCATGATGCCGCGTAAATGCTCAACCCAGATACGTGCGCCATATACGTCCTGACTATAAGATTTTGCAGCCTGTTCAATCCAGGCACGTTCAATCACGCGCCCATCGATGGTGTCGCCTTCAACCGCAACACGAAAGAATTTTGTTTTGTTTGACATGATCTATAACCGTTTAGGAATTTTGCTCTACAAATAATGAGCATCATTGAAAGTCCTACACGATTAGTAAACACAATGACTTTGTAAGAGGGGATGCTACAAAAACAACACCAAGCTTTATGCCAGATGCATTGATTTAATTGATGCATGAATACATTAGACACAGAACGCTTCGAGCTGACATTCGACTGCCGGATTAAAGCGAAGTTCCTGTACTGGATGGGCTGGCGCATTAGTGCGATTGCAGAGTATCTACAGGAAAATGAAAAAACCGTTCATTCGTGGAAAGCACGCGATGAGTGGGATAAAGACGCACCTGAAGGCTTGGCTGCTCAGGCATTAGAAGCACGTCTGTGTACCTTGTATCTACTCGATAAAAAAACACCGGGCGATTTTAAGGAAATTGATTTACTCGAACGCCAAAAAGACAAATACGCCAGACGCGAAAAGTACCTGACCAATGAGGGCAATGAAGCCGACATTAATCCAAAAATTCAAAACCGTAATGCCAAACCGAAGAAAATGCCTAAGCGTAATCTCATCACGCAGGCCATGATTGAGAAGGTACAGGCGGATTTTGATGAGGGATTGTTCGACTACCAGCGCAACTGGTGGAAAGCCAAAAATCAGCGCTCCCGAAATATCCTGAAAAGCCGTCAGATTGGTGCCACTTACTATTTTGCACGCGAAGCATTTGTCGATTCAATTACGGGAGGAAGTAATCAGATCTTCCTCTCTGCGTCTAAAGCGCAGGCGCATGTATTTAAATCTTATATCAAGGCGTTTGCTGCCGAGTCGATCGATCTAGACTTACAGGGCGACCCAATCACCCTTAACTTTGAGGAAGGGCCATCATCTGACCTGATTTTTTTGGGTACCAATGCCAAAACTGCGGAAGGATTTCATGGCAATTTCTATTTTGATGAATACTTCTGGGTACATGGCTTTTTGACCTTACAAAAAGTTGCCTCTGGTATGGCCATGCACAAGCACTGGCGTAAAACCTACTTTTCAACGCCTTCCTCTAAAAGCCATGAAGCCTATAACTTCTGGACAGGTGAAATCTTCAATAAGGGCCGAGCCAAAGACAAGCGCCTGAATATCGATGTGAGTCATGAAGCGCTTAAAGATGGCCGCTTGTGTGAAGATAAAATCTGGCGCCAGATTGTCACCATTCTGGAGGCAGAGCGGGGCGGTTGTGATCTGTTTGATATAGATGAACTGCGTTTTGAGTACTCGGCAGAAAGCTTTGCCAACTTGCTCATGTGTATGTTTATGGATGACGGACATTCCGTATTTCCATTGGCAGTCATGCAGCAATGTATGGTCGATTCTTGGGTGCTGTGGGATCGAGACTTTAAACCACTGGCATTACGGCCATTTGGATACCAAGAAGTATGGGTAGGATACGACCCTGCCGAAACTGGCGATACAGCAGGCTTGGTGGTTATTGCACCGCCATCAATAAATTATCCGAAATTTCGCTTACTTGAGCGCCATCAGTTTAAAGGCATGGACTTCAAGGCACAGGCAGCTTATATCAAAAAAGTCTGTGAAAACTATCGAGTGACATACATCGGGCTAGACACTACCGGTATGGGTACGGGCGTTGCCCAGCTTGTGCGCCAGTTCTTTCCTGCACTCACAACCTTTAGCTATTCGGTTGAAGTCAAAACCATGTTGGTGCTTAAAGCTATGGATGTACTTCACCATAGCCGCTTCGAGTTCGATGCAGGCTGGACCGATGTAGCACAAAGCTTTATGGCCATTAAAAAAACCATGACGGTTCTGGTCGCCAATTCACATTTGAAGCTACGCGCTCCGAAGAAGTCGGGCATGCCGATCTGGCTTGGGCATGCATGCACGTGTTTGCCAATGAACCGCTTGAAGGACGTAACTTCCACAATACTGCTGCTATGGAAATATTTTAATGAATGCACAAGACCATTTACCGACGCTAACTCAAAACAATTCCATGCAGGCATTTACCTTTGGAGATCCAGAGCCAGTATTAAACACGCATGATCTGATGAGTATGTTTCAGGTGTATTGGAATGGCACTTACTATGAGCCACCTGTAAGCCTAGACGGCTTGGCCAAGTCATTTCGAAGTACGCCTTACTTATCTACCGCCATTATTTATAAGCGTAATCAACTGGTTTCGGCATTTAAGCCAAACAAGCTAATGTCTTCAAAGGCATTTGAACAACTGGTGATGGATTTTCTGGTTTTTGGTATGGGCTACGTGGAAGCAGTAAAAAGCAGATCGAATAAGATTGTGCAGGTGACGACACCTCTTGCCAAATACATGCGCCGCAAGCAAGACCCGAAAGAGTTCCTCATGATTACCGAAAACTGGAAGTACCACCATTTTGAGCGTGATGCAGTGTTTCAGGTTCGAGAGTGTGATATCAATCAGGAGATCTAAGGCACACCTGAATATCTGGCAGCTTTACAATCGGCTTTTTTAAATGAGTCTGCCACGTTGTTTCGTCGTAAATACTACAACAATGGCTCACATGCGGGCTTTATTTTGTACCTGACCGATCCACAGTAAACCGAAGATGATGTGAACAACTTACGTCAGGCACTTAAAGACAGCAAAGGGCCAGGGAACTTTCGGCCCCTGTTTTTGTATTCACCAAGTGGGAAGCCAGACGGGATTAAGTTGATACCTGTATCTGAAGTGGCAGCGAAGGACGAGTTTGCACACATTAAGTCCATCACACGGGATGACATACTGGCAGCCATGCGGACACCACCACAACTATTGGGGATTATTCCCAACAACACCGGTGGCTTTGGTTCGATTACGGAAGCAGAGGTGGTGCATTGGAACTCGGAAATTATTCCGCTTCAGCATCGGATTGCCGATCAAATCAATGGATGGTTAGGGCTCAACTTTATCAACTTTAAATCGTATGATGAAGTGCGTAGAAAGCATTTAAGTGATAAATGAAACATCTATAAAAATTGAGAGACAGCATGTACAGACGTAATATTTTTAGAATTAAGTTTAAATACATTAA